TGAAGAGCGAATAAATAGATTCGGCTAACGGAAGTTAATAATATTTGACGGCATATATGACTCGAAAGTTTGTCCAGAACATCAAGAACGAAGACCTGATGGATTTCGTTAAAGAAGCTAAAGATATTCTCGATGCTCAATACGAGAAGCAGATTCGAGAATACGTGGAACTTCTGATTAAAACTGGTGTTCTTGTGAAGGAGCAGAACGAAGAGCTTCTGGCCGAGGGTCGCCTTACCCGTAAACACTTTCAACTTGCCGCTGATTCAATTAAGGCAATATCTGACACTAAGAAACGAGCTGAGATGGCACAGCACCATGCTGACGTTTTCAGCAAGTCTAATCCTCGTTTTGACCGTCAACGCTTTTTCCAAGCCGCTGGGGTAGAAGACGTCCACTCTGCTGGTCTTACCGACGATGAGAAGTTCGGAGTCCGACGCTATAACCCCAAACTCATGAACTAATTCAAGGATGGCAGTCACCTATGGCTACCTCCGTAAGCGAGTCGGTAAACGACCCATATACAGCAAACTTTCGTACTTGGGAAACTGAGACATCTGTCCATTTGAAGAAGGGGGCGTCCTCTCATCACGCTGTTGATAATAGCTTATCCGCAGCAAGGGAGATGATTACCCAACATACCGCAAGCCTTTCCGCAGCATTGAAACGCGGAAACAGCGCACAAGCTAAGCGGCACCAAACGCAAATATCTAAGCTTCAGGGTGTCCACGACGGAATCCTTTCGGGACTTTCCAAAGCAGGGCGCCTTCCGCTGAAAGCTGCTCGGCGAAAAGCATATAACAAACAGCACCTTACTGAGTCTCAAGGGGTCTCAGCACCTCGCCCGGTAGTTGGCATTTGGTTTGGGGAAGGGTCTGCCCAGGACCACCCGGCATATGCTCAGGGCTTTAAGGCAGCTCATAAGGTAGGCGATGATTTTGAAGTTGAACACCTGAAGGTCTCAGCCCTCAAAGCCCATGAAAAGCATGTTCAGATGGCCCTTAACGGCGAGGATAAGCTTCGTGAGATGTTTAAAGTTCATGGTGAAGACCATCCCAGAGTTAAGGCTCAGAGTGCCAAGGTCAAGGAACATAAGGACCTGGCCGACCTTTTTCACGCCTTTGCTCGCGGCCTGAATCGCTACGAGACAGAACGTTAATCTCTACAGGGTAATGTCCGGCGCTCTCTAATACTGGGTATTCTGTACCCATTATTAGAGGTGTTTATGCCGTACATTCCACAAAACGACAGAGAACGATACGACGCTAAAGTTGGTGCCTTGGCAGGGGAAGTAAAGCGATTCATTTCAGAGGAGCGAAAGTCCCCAGCCGGACAGATCAATTACATCATTTCGCGGCTGATATTGGAGGTTTACGGGGACAGGCTTCCAAACTACACGGACTTCAATGAAATAACCGGCATCCTTGAGTGCGCTAAACTTGAAATGTACCGACATCATGTTGGTCCCTATGAGCAGGTGAAAATTGTTGAAAATGGTGATGTTGATTCCCCATTAACTCGGGAATAGTGCCCGGTCTCGGTCGGATAAATACAAGCAGTTAATAGGCTTGTAAGATGTCAAACCGAGTCCTTTTTGTTTTCAACAATCTCAAAGTAACGCTCTTGCCAGGGGACGGCCCTTATCATGGATTTGAGATTCTTGCTGGTGAGGCTCAGTGCTCGACGACCGGCAGCCTTTATGACGTTGGGGGAGATGCTGGATTTATCTCACGTGGCACTGACGTTGTGCGGGGGCAAATTTGGACTACCTACAGTTACCAACTAATCGATGAATTGAAAGAGTTCGCCTTTCCAAATGGTAATGTGAGCGTACAGACCGTGCGTGTCACAATTACTGAGGAAAATGAGAGGATCGTAGTTCCGGCATCAATCTTCGTTACGTCCAGGCTCCCGGAAGGAGCCCGCAAGATTGACTCGGGATATTGGACAGTTCGTTCCTACCTCCGTTAGTAAGGAAAGGATCATGATTGAAACGTTACTTAAGCTTATTGGGTACTCGACCAACGCATACGTTTTTATAGTAACCAATATCAAAGCCATTGTTATTGCGTTAGCAACCATCACTGTACTCTACTTTGTTATCGGCTTTTTCAATCTTCGAAATGAACTAGCTGCTACAAAGCGCGATTTGGCTGAGGCTCAAGCGCACGTTGCTCAGTTAAAGAGAGACGTTGAAGATATCTCTTCGGCTAGAGACGACCTCTCAAAGAAATCCCAGGAGCTTGAAAAGCAGCGCCGAGAGCTTGCTGAAAAGCTCATCAAACATGACTTGTCCAAGATTGCTCGCCGACATCCTAGGATGGTTGAAAAAGCAGTTAATAATGGAACGGAGAAGGTGTTTAAGTGCTTCGAGTCGGTAACTCGGGGGGGAGGTTGTTAATATGATGCCGGTTAAAAAAATCTTTTTAGCAATCCTTGTGGGACTGTCTGGTTGCGTTACTACGGTTCAGCCAAGAGAGCCCTTAGCTCTACCAGATCCACAGCCTCTGACACTAAAACCAGTGAAATGGGTGGTAGTCCCAGTGGAAGACGAAAGTGGAAAAGTTATAGTCTTCTTTGCTCTTACGGAAGCGGGGTACAAGAATCTATCATTGAACATGACCGACATTCTTCATTATATGGCTATGCAACGGCAGACCCTAGAAGAGTACCGCCAGTACTATGAGGGTAAAGATGAGGCCTCACCAAAGGAAGAGCGGTGATATCAAAGCCCCTCGTGTGGCTAAGGCATAAATAGACAACATGCCAACCACAACCAAGAAGTACACAGATATTGACCTAACATTCGTTCCGCATCCAGTGACCGGGGATATTTCTGTCCTTCGTGACGTAGAGGCAGTCAAGCGCTCCCTGAGAAACCTCCTCTACATGGGTAAGTACGATCGACCGTTCGAGCCTGATATTGGGGCAAACCTTCGGCAGCTACTTTTCGAAGACATCAACCCTCTTACAGAGCAGTCCATCACGATGCAAATAAGAGGTGCCATCTCTCGATATGAACCGAGAGTTACCGTCGTTGACCTAAAGGTTACAGGTAGCCCGGATCGCAACGGATATGAGGTGTACCTATCGTTCGTTGTCGATTCGCTCTCGGTGCTTGAGACCGTTACAACATTTATGGAAAGAGTCCGATAAATAACCGTCATGGCGACCAATTTCAAAAACCTCGATTACCTCCAGATTAAAGAGTCGCTTAAGCAGCACTTGAAAACTCTTAAGGAGTTTCAAGACTTTGATTTCGAAGCTAGCGGAATCCAACAGATTCTCTCTCTTCTGGCATACAATACTTCATACAATGCGTTCTACTTAAATATGGTAGGCGCTGAGATGTTCCTGGACTCGGCACAACTCAGGTCTAGTGTTACCTCAAGAGCAAAGACGGTCGGATACATCCCGTCTTCTGCCAAATGCGCACGAGCAAAAATCCGACTTGAAATCGACACAACTAAAGGTCCGCTTGACCCAAATCCACCGTTTGTACGTTTAAATCAAACTGACGAGTTTACATCGTACCTCGACGGGAAGTCTTACGTTTTTAGCCCAGACCGTTCATATATAATCGAGGCGGATGCCAGTGGAAGCTACGTTGAGGACGTTGTCCTAATTGAAGGTAAGCGACTCAAAGTGCAGTTTGTGGTGGATAGAAATTCACCCACAAAGCAACGATTTGAAATCCCAAACAAGAACGTCGACATTACGACTCTTTCGGTAAAGGTAAAGGATTCGGCGGCATCATCTGCTATCAAAGTCTTCTCGCCCGCAACCAACATAAACGTCCTCAATCAAGATTCTCTTGTATACTTTATTCAAGAAAATCAAAACGGTCTCTATGAGGTGTATTTTGGAGAGGAAATTCTTGGGGTGCAACCACAGACCGGTAATATTGTCATTGTTGAATACGTTGTCACAAGTGGCTTAGAGGCTAACGGAATCAAAACATTCTCTAGGGCAGAAAAGGCAACCGGTTACAATGGAGTCAAGATTACTACCCTTGATCCGGCAACCGGAGGAAGCGAAAGGGAGTCAAATGACTCAATTAAGTTCCTCGCTCCTCTTCTCTATGAAGCACAAGACCGCGCAGTAACTAAGAACGATTACGAGGCAATCATTCGCAAAGACAACCCAAACGTTGAATTTGTGAGGGTATGGGGGGGAGAGGAGACCATCCCCCCAGACTTCGGCAAGGTTTACGCCGCTATTAAGCCAAAGACAGGAAGTCGACTGTCTGCAGACCAAAAGGCATCAATTACAAATAGGCTTCTTCGGGAAAGGAATGTAATTGCCGTCGAGGTAAAGGTAGTAGATCCAGACTATCTCTACATGGTAACCACATCTTTAGTTAAGTTTAAGGGAAAGACGACAACTCTCAAGGCTACTGACATCAAGAAGGCCGTCTATGATGAGATAGTGAGCTACAAAATCAAAGTGCTTAACGGCTTTGATGCTGATTTCTCGTTCTCAAAGCTAGTGGCTACTATTGATTCAGTTGATCGATCGATAACTGGAAACCTCACGCGAATAGAGCTCAAAAAACGGATCTACCCAGCGTTCAACAGCCCAAGCCGGTTTGAGCTTAAATTCCACAACAAGCTCGACAGGGGAGATAGCGCAAACAGCGAAAGCGCTATAACCTCAACCGGCTACGTATATCGCGGAGTGACCACGTATATCGGAGATAACGGTCAGGGTTCCCTCTACTTGTACCGTATCGTTGACAGCAAAAAGGTCGTCATTCAGCCGGGCATCGGGTCTGTTGATTACGACACCGGTACGGTCGTCATAGATGCGCTGGACGTCCAGGGCATCCTAGGCCAAGACTTCATCGAGATCGTCGCAAAGCCGCTGTATCAGGACATTTATACCCCGAGAGAATCGATTTTGCTGCTAGAGCCAGGTGACATTCGAGTCTACGTAGACGCTATCGATATGCTCAATGAAACTGCTTAGTTAAGCAATCTTGAAAAATTTCAGCTAAAAATGTTAAGCTTTGTTTGAAGCCGGACGATAGGACCCTTGTAGTTGAAGGGGCGTTAGCATGAAGACTTTTCAAGAGTACCTTAACGAAAGCCAAATGACTGTACAAGATGCTCAGCATCTTCTGGGCCTTACTGGGAGCTATACGGCAGACGAGCTCAAAGCCGCATATAAAAAGATGGCTATCCTTCATCACCCAGACAAGGGCGGTGACGTCTCCATCATGAAGAAGATCAATGTTGCCTACGACAAGTTGAGCAACATTTTGGGCGGAACTCACGTAAGCCCTGAGGATAGAATGGCTCAGTATCACAGGAGCCGAGAGCAGGACCGAATTTTCCTTGTGTCCGCTCTTGGAAAGGTTAAGCAGGTGCTGAACATCCACGCATTTACCAATCACTTCAAAGCTATCTTCGGCCAAGAGTTTTCAGTTCAAATAAAGGAAAACGTTGAGGACACCTATGCCTCTTTAAGTGCTGAGTTTGCGAATCATACGCGCAGCACTGTCCTTGACTTGCGCATCAACGTGAGCGCAGTAGAAAGACACAACCACGGACTTTCCCATGGAGCCTTCGGCATAAACATGTATGTCGCAACTTCCATTCTCCATAACCGGCGGAAGATTAAGCTTGCACAGCAGAATTATAGGTTTGAGCATGATTTCAGCGTACTCACTAATCCCGAGGCATTGTTCCCGGCTAAAAAGCTTGGGAAAAAGAAAGACGGTAAGCCGTCAAAGTTTGCAAAGAAGGACGCCATCCTCTCATTCCAAAAGGAGCTTCATGCTGAGTTTAGAGATGATTGGCTTTTTATTCCTCTGCCTCATGCCGATGGTATGAAGCTGACCCTTTATCGAAACGTGTTTATGCGAACAGCAGGTTGGGGAATTAACGGGGTTTACCAAAAGTCGCGCCGAGTCGCTTCTTTATCGACAGTTGTCACCTTTCCTGAGTCTGAGGTTTCTATAAGCTGGTTGATCGACCACATCAAAGAGATTCAAAAGCTGAGTAGCCCTGACCAAATAAAGGACCGAATGGAACATTTGGCGGCGGAGTATAAGGCCAACCGACAAAAGATCGACCCTCAGGCATGGGAAGGATAGTGCGGTCTCTTTTGCTATCGAGACGTTACCCGGTTTTGGCACTAATAAATAACGGGTAATTAAGAGACCTCCTCATGTCGAATATCTTTACCCCCAGTCTGGCAAATGCAGCAAAAGTCGGAAATCCGACTGTACGGCAAGGTACACTCTATGTAGGTGCTCCAAGTATTGTAAACCAGGCTTTCGTCAGCACGCCTGCTGTTGGTCACATCAATTTGGGCGGACGTTCAATAACCAACAAACAACAAAAGTTTGGTGTCCCGTCATTCTATACGACCAGCGCGGTACGGGAAGTACACCCTCAAATTGAATTTCAGGTCCCATCGTTCATTCAGGATGAACATCGGGAGTTCCTAAACTTTATGAGGGAGTACTACCGGTTTACCGAAAAAGCCGAAGGCCCTTTACATTTCCTAAGAAGGCTTCTGACCGTTCAGGACGTTGACACAACTACGACTGAACTTCTTGAGTACTTTTTTCGAGAGTATGCACCATCGTTTCCCCGAAACACGGCACTTTCCCCAGCGTCGTTGATTAAGAATATTAGGAATTTCTATCTGGCGAAGGGGTCAGAGAAGTCTTTCAAGTTTTTGTTCCGTGTGTTCTTTGGACAGGATGTTGAGTTCTATTACCCCAGAGTCGACATTCTGCGGTTTTCGGATGCCAAATGGGTACAGGACAAAACAATCAAGTGTGTTCGGATGGAGGGGGACCCGACAAAGCTAATAGGTAACCGCATAATTGGAGCTTCAAGCAAATCAAGCGCTTTTGTCGAGAAGATCCTGTTCGTCCAGGATGGCAGCATTTCTACCTACGAGTTATTTCTCAATCGCTCATCGATTGTCGGAAAGTTTCAGCCTGATGAGACAATCAAGGATGAATCCGAGACATGTAAGCTGCGGGCTATTCCTTTAGTATCAAAGGTTAAAATCCTCAAGAAGGGTAAGGGATACGAAGTTGGGCAGGAGGTTCACATCGTTGGTGATGGCTTTAACTGCAAGGCCCGTATATCGTCGGTTGGAACCTTTGGTGAGGTAGAGGCAATACAGATATACCAATTTGGCGCAGGCTATCGCCCAGAAAGCACAACGGTCACGTTCGTGGACTACGAGGGAGTGACAGAGGGAGCCTCTGCAGTTGTCGAATTTGATGTCACAGCGAAGTATCCTGGATACTTTTTAAACTCTGATGGAATGTTTTCGAGCGGAAAGCGGATTCAGGATGGGTATTACTATCAGCAATATAGCTATGTTGTTAAATCCCAAGAGAGTCGGGATAAGTATGAAACCATAGTTCAGAAGCTCGTTCATCCCGCAGGGTTTATCTTTTTCTCCGAGGTATCGACGGAGTCCGTTCTTGATGCGTCTTGTGATATCCCGGAATCGCTCGACCGTTCAGTTGCTACGGCAGTGGAGATTTACAACGAGCTCGATGTAGTACATGAACAAACCGGAGAGGGGCTTACTCTTAGTGGGACCATGCTCCCAGAGGCGGAAACAATTGTTGAGATTTTTGAGGAAGATTCATCTTTTGATTCGACTTCGCTATCTCTTGGACCAACGTGGAACGACTGGGAAGCGTGGAAGATTGACTATCGGCCTACCTCGGCCTACGGAGACCGAAACGCTGGTATGGTTCAGGAGGGGTACTACAATATGTACGCTAATACCCCACTCAAAGCGTTTGCAACTGTGCCGCTTAGCCAGATTGCATTTGCCGGTAAAGAGCAGATTGACTTCATACCAGAGACCGACATCACCCAAGAGGTTGGGTAGTTTAGTTAGGAGTTGGGCTTCCTCTGAGCATAGTCTAACTCAATAGCCATGTGTGACATCCGTTCGGCCACTTGTTCAAGGCTTAGTGGCTTATAGTTGTTACTGTCTACTCCTACGTCAAATGATAGTCCGTAGGGAGCCATGTTGCCGTGGGTATGCCCAAAAAGATGAAATGATCCCCGGTTTGATTCAGGCCAACTTCGGTGTGGGTAGTGCGATAGGAATAACCTGTAAGTCTTTCCTGTCACTTGAGCCTTAAAGAGATGAGTATCCCTGATCCACTCAAATCGCTGAGATGCCGGGTTCCTAATAACGGCAGAATCGTGATTCCCCTTAATCAGATAAATCTTTCCATTAAGCCGCTCTAGCACTCGATATAAATATTGAGGAGATCCGTATCCCACATCCCCTAGGTGAAACACGTGGTCCCTGGCTGAAACCACCGCGTTCCAATTTTTAACAATTTCCTCGGTCTGCTCCTCAATGTCTTTAAAGGGACGATTGCAATATCGGATGATGTTTTTATGCCCAAAATGCGTATCTGAGATGAACCATATTGCCATGGTCCCATGGTGACACTTTCCGCACACTCTCTCCCATTACCCCAAAAGGTAATGCTCAACGAACTTTGCAATTCGTTAGGATGGCTACCATGAAGTTCATAGGGAGAATTTCACAAATACAGCCGTGAGATGCCCTATAAATATCAGTCTGAATCGCTTCATCCGGTGCTAGAGAATAATGACGGCTAAACTTACCCCAAATCTAAGGCTCCGAAACGCCCAAGATTTCATTGAAAATCTGGTAAACCATCCTATTACACCGCCACAAACGGCAGAGGACGGTTCGCATAAGGTGGATCGGAATCACTACATCTTCATTGGACGCACTAAGGAGTGGCCTACGAATCTCGTAGGAGACCCTGTGGTTTCTGAAACATCGCCTCCCACTCCTCAAAACTCAGTGCGAGAGGACCTTGAAGCACGAGAGCACATGATTGCTCTAAAAAAGATTCGTGATGTTGATGCTACTCTGGTTGTTCGTCGCTACAACTGGGACGAGTCGGGAAACACCGTGTATGCCCCGTACAATGTGGCCGACCCGGTTCTTTTTAACCACCCAACCCAGGAGGAGATTCAAGTAGCTAACGTTGATGGAAGCTATTCCGCCGGAAGTCACTACGTTATTACAGATGAGTACCACATCTTTAAGTGCCTCTCGAACAATAACGGAGCAAAGAGCATCGTTAAGCCAACCTTGCCATTGAACCCTCCGTATACCATTTCAACTGTTGATGGGTACGTCTGGAAGTATCTGGCGACGGTAACGAACTCGCAGACTCAGAATTTTTTAACAAACCAGTGGCTACCAGTTAAAACCCTTACTGAAAATGACCTTTCAAACCAGTCAGATGTTCAGGCGACGGCTACGCCGGGGTCAATCGATTCCTATCTACTTCCATCCCTTGGAAATGGATATGTAAACGTACTTTCGGGCGCTTTTGATGACGCAGGTACAAGTTCAGCAGTTCTCCCACTAGTTGAAGGACTTGCAATAATTGATGGGGCCTACGTCGGATGCCACGTCTGGATTACAGGAGGCGTCGGCTTCCCATCTGGCCCATTTCTAGTACAGGCTTACACTGCATCAAGTCGCACAATTACCATAAACGGTACTTGGGACGTTGCAGCAGGCACTACCTTTGAAATATTACCTCGGGTAATCGTAACAGGGAATGGCACCGGCGCCACCGCAAAAGCGTATGTCGATTCCTTGACCAAGAAAATTTCCAAAGTCGTTCCTGTTGATGCGGGCGTTGGTTACACCCATGCCACTGCTGAAATTTCGGGTGGTACGACAGGCACTCCAGCTATAGTCGCTCCTCAGGTTTCCCCAATCAAGGGTCATGGAGCTGACATCGAGCGGGAATTGAACGCTTGTTATGTGATGATTGTGGCTCGCCTGCCGTTTGATGATGGTTCGGGAGACTTTCCACTTTCCAATGATTACCGCCAAATTGGACTTATCCGAGATGTAAATTCATCTGCTGGGCAACTAGCTAATAGCCAAACCTTGAGAGCTAGCAAAGGACTAATGCTTTCCAACGTGTCAGCCGGAGCTGGAGGTGCATTTCAACCAGATGAGGCCATTACCGGGACAATAGGAACTGTCACGACCACGGCTCGGATCATCGCTATCGTTGAAGGCCCAGGCTCCACTGATGCAACCATACATTACTATCAGGATGCCTCTACCGGGTATGTCCCATTTCAGGGTGGGATGTCTATTAGAGGAGATTCGAGCAATGCATCAGCAGTGGTGACCGTCGGTGGCTTGATCTCCTCAGAGATTGATCCGCTGTCTGGTGACATTCTCTATATAGACAATAGAAGAGCGGTCCTTCGCGCTCCTAATCAGACTGAAATCCTTCGTGCGGTTATTAAGTTTTAGGTTCTATGGTAGACATTAAGAAGCCTCCATATTTCTCCACATTTGACGAGGCACAGAAATATTACCGAATCCTTGCTAGACCCGGGCGCCCTATTCAGGCTCGCGAATGGAACGATCTTCAGGAGCAGATCCAGAAGCAGATCGAGCGAGTTGGTGCCCATTTGTTCGAAAATGGAGCACAAGTCCTTCCCGGAACGAATAACGCCGTAACCTACCGAAATAACGTTGGATCTATAAAGCTAAGCAGGTCAACTAGCCCAGCCAGCGAAGATGCAATTAAGAACTTATGGCTCAATAGAGAAATAGTCTCCACAAGCGCTCCTCTTGGCGTCAAGGCGAGAGTAATTGGTTACAAGATTGCAGATGAGCTTGGAGAGGTCCGGCTATTCGTTGATTATGTACAAGCCGATGATGAAACAGGTTCCTCGACTGAGTTTCTTCCTGGTCAAGCGGTACAAACAGTAGAGAACGTTCCGGTCTCTGCAGTGGTATCAAGTGATGTTACTGCAGTCGGAAGAATATCAGGCGTCTTCATTAAGAAGTCCGTTTACTTCTTTAACGGGGATTTTATTCTCGTTGATGAACAATCGACGTTCATTGAGCCTATAACTCCTAGTGTACAAAGCGCGTGGACAAATACTCCTACTGCGAAAATTGGGCTCTCCGTTGTTCGTGCTATCGTTACGAGTGTCGGCGATGAAGGGTTAGGGGATAATGCAACTGAAACTGATAGTTTTGGTGCCCCAGGAGCAGACAGACTCCACATTTCCGCCAATCTTGAACAACGGGATTACAACGAACAAAATGACGGCCAATTCATTGAATTAGTTCGCGTTTCTGATGGCATTGTTCAGGAAAAGGTATCAAAGACCGAGTATTCGGTCATCGAAGATACACTGGCTCGCCGTACGTACGACGAGTCTGGTGATTATACCGTAAAGGATTTTCCACTTGTCGTTCGCCCGTACCTAAAGACCTCCGATAACGGGGGAGTTCACACTAGGGCAGAATTTCAATTCGATACTCAAGAGGAGGCAGAAACAGCGGCAGAGAAACTCTTTGGCGTTAGGGCTGCATGTGTTGACCCTGAGCTTGAAAGTAAGTGGCTTCCTGCATCTTCAAACTCTGAGTTCCTTCGGTTAACTGACGGAAAGCTGACCCTTCAGATTGACCCAGGAAAAGCATATGTCAAAGGCTACGAGATTGAAAAGCTCGCACCTTCCTACGTCGACATTGATAAGGCAAGAACTCTTCGTTTCCAGAATAACAGAACGGTAAATACCAATCTCGGGACATACGTATTTGTAACCAACATGTACGGAGCTCCCCAAATAGAAGAGTACGAGTTGGTTGAGATTCACCGCGCTCGGAAGACCTCAGTATCAGATACCAGCCCTAATGCCCGAATAGGCACCGCTCGCATCCTTGCCGTTGAGTACTTCTCAGGTACTCATGGAGATTCATCGGCGGTTTACAAGCTTTATCTCTTTGACGTTAAGGCAGATGCGGGGTTTGACCTTTCCCAAATGAAAAGTATCGTGTCCACGACGGGATTGTCATTCTCCGCCGACATGGTGCTGGAGTTCACAACTCTGGAAGGTTCGGTAGAAAAGGCGACTGGGGATGACATTTCAGGCTTTGGTACGTCATTTGTAAACAAGGCCTCACAAAAGCTTTCCCCCTATGATTGCATACGAGTTGGAAACCTTAATTCACAGATATATCAAGTTGAGGCTGTAGGCTCTGATACTTCTGTAACTCTTACCACAACACCCACATTTACTGGTAACCTCTCGGTTGAGTTTGCATATGCCCCATTCTATGGCCTGCAGGACGCCAAGGGGCTTTTGTTTCCGTTACCTGAATCATTCTCATACACACTCAGAAGTGCTAACTC